AGATTATGCAATAGATGTCATAGAAGGTGTGCAAATCATATTAAGGCTTATAATAATAAAGGTGGAATGTATGGTGCTGATCCTTTTTGGCAAAAAATGAGAAGAAAACACGGAAAAGATTGGAAACAGATATTTTCTAATGGTGACTCAATCAACCACAGATAAAATAAGATTAATTCTATCTAATTCAAAATCGTAGAATCTTAGATCCCAATCAATTTTTTTGCTCTTTTTAGGGTTATTGTTAGTCCAATATCTTCCTATTCTCCAAGATAAATCTGGTTTTCTTAGAAATTTAGGAAAAAACTCTAAAGTTAGTTTCTTTTGGTTAAATTTAACTTTATCATGTAATACTAACTTTGTTTTTTCATCTTGATAACCGTAAATATTACCATTTCTAAAATGCACTAATGAGTGTTGTAATCTTGGTTGTTCTTTTTGATCATTTGTATTTGTGACAACCCAAAGTTTTCGTTTATCATAAATATACATATCCTTAATCTTAACATTTTTCAATGGTTCAAGAAGCCAACCTTTGTACACTTTATTGAATGTTTCAATATCATCGTACACATGAATTGAACTAGCCATATAAAATAATACGAATACTTATTAATAAACCTAATTTAAGAAATATATGGCTAAATGTGTCAGATGTGGTAATAACTACAATGGATATTGGCAGGAGTGCGACAAATGTATCGAAACAATATATCCCGAAACTTAAAAAAATGCAATAAATGCAAATCTAAATTATACGAGTATGAAAATGATGAGCAGAATCTACACATAAATTTATGTTACAGATGTGGATATTTTCATTGTAATACCGATTATGATGTAGATTTCACACAATTAGCATTAGAAACACCATCTATTGTTCCATTTTTAATCAAACTAGGGTATTTAAAACCTAAATAAAATATTTAAGTGTTTTATCTTATATTTATTGTATGGATTGGGAATTATTACTAACACTAATACCAGAGATTGTATTGATAATTGTTGTTGGTGTAGGAACAGGAATTGTGGGATATTTCAGAAAAATATCACAAAATCAAGATGATATATGTGATACTATGAATAGATTACAAAGAACTGTTGTTATTTTAGCAAAAGCTATTGATAAACAAACAAATCGTGCCCACCCTGAAGCAGATTCAGAACTTGACGATCTTGTGAAAACCTTATTAGATAAAAACCTTACGAATGAATGATTCATAAGGTTTAATAACATTTATATACACATTAACCTTCCATAGATTAACATGGTAGATCCAATACTTATTGCAGTAATTTGTACCGTAATTGGTGCAGGTTTGAATACTGTAAGAGGTTATCTTGGTAGTGAGAACGCATATTCAGCTAAAAAACTGATTGGTGCTCTTATTGTCGCAACTTTTACAGGTATTGCAATCGCACAAACAATATCAGTTGAAGCCATGACTCCTATAGGGGTAGCTTTGATTGGTTTGACAGCAGGATTCTCTGTTGATTATGCTGTCACAAAAGCAAAGGTCACTCCTGCTTAAAATAGTGAGTGAAATCAATTTTTTTTATCAAAATATTTATATTAAATGTATTTATGGTTTATATATGACAGATAAAGTCTTTTTCAATGGATTTGAGACAACCATTAAGAGTATGGAATCAGTAAATTCTGATGAACGTTATTTTGAAGGACTTTTAACTGTTCAAATGAAAGATAAACAAGGCGAAGTTACAATAGTTGATGAATTGTATAAAGTTTTACCTGTTTGGATTGATAGGGGAGCTCCAATTTCTGACACTCACTCAAACAGAATTGTAGGAAAGGGAATTAGTTATTCAAGAACTATGGTAAAAGCAGAAGATGGTGAAGAATTACCTGCAATTAAGATAGTTGGTAAGATTTTTAAGAATTATGAGTTAGATAATTTGATTTGGGATAAAATCAAGTCAGGAGAGTATAAAGGACTATCATTTGGTGGTGCAACAAGAGCAAACAGATCACCAATCTCAATGAAAGATGGTTCTACTGCATACGCATTGAAAGATTTAGAACATTATGAGGTAGCAGTTTGTAAAGATCCTGCTGTTCCAATGGCAATTATTACAGATTATAATCCTATTGCAAAGTCTTTGTTCACATCTCACATAAGAGATGAGGATAAAATGGTTATTCAATGTTCCAATATGGGTTGTTATGTTGAAAAAGATGCACTTGTGAAAATAGAAGATGAAGATGATAAAAATACTGAAGTTGAAGTTTTAGACGAATGGAAAAATGATGATAATGATAGTGGTGAAGAAACAAAAAAGGCAGATCATGCTGACGCAGATGGTGATATGAAAAACCAAGCTTCTCAAGATAGCCCACAAAATTACAATACACACACAATAAACGATAAACAAGCAGAAGGTTTGAAACCAGATAAAACTATACCTAGAATCAAAAGAGAATTTGAAGATGAAGGTCATGGTGATCCATTTGATACAGCAAATAAAATAGCACCATTAGTAGGTGCAGCAGCAGGACTAACAAGAGGTGCAGCAGCAGGACTAGCAAGAGGTGCAGCAGGATCATTGTTATCATCAGATGATGATGAAGAAGTGGAAAAAGCATTTCCTATGGTAAGTCCTAATACATCATCAGGATCTTCAGGTGGAAAAAAATATAGACGTAATGCCAATAGAAGAATGAGAGAATCACTTGAAGAAAGCAAGAGATTTGAAGAAGCAAACCCAGAACACGTTGGTACAACAGTTAATAGTATTACAGGAAAAATGAGGAAAGATCCTGCAAAAAATCGTCATGTAGATCCTTATAAAGATGATAAAGCAGCACGTGAAGCAGATAAAAAAGATTTCCAAGAACACGCAGATAAGGACATCACTACAGCTATGAGTAGTACGTTTAAAGCATCTCCACAAGACATTCAACAACCAGAAAAATATGGTGAAGAAGCAGGTGTTCAACAAACAAGTCCTGCACAATCTCATACAGGTAATAAAAAACAACACACAGAGAGATTCAATAGACAAGAAGGTGACTTCAAAAGAACAAACATGGCAAGAGCAGGTATGTTAAATACTGATCCAAAACAAGCAATTAAAGCCATTGAAGATATAGCTAAAGTAGATTTAGGTAAGATAGGCACATTCCAAGGCAAAGTAGATGCACTTATGAGAGAAGGTTATCCTGAAGAAAATGCAAAGAAAATAGTAGGTGCATTTGTAAAAGGTGAAAAGAAAAAAGATGGTGCAGGTATGAGTGATGGTGGAAATAGTGGTGGATTAGAATCATCTTCAAGTGGCATGATGAATCCTGTGCATAATGCAAGACCTCAAAAAAGAAAAGACACAAGAAAGATAAGAAAAATGAATAGTTTGTTAAGATTAGTTGAAATTAAAAGAACGAGCTCAACACAAATGTTTGGTGTAGATGGAATAAGGCATAATCACGGTGACAACACAACATATCAATCAAGTGGAGATATGGGTGGGTTTTCAAAGGTGACAGTAAGAAACGCCAATGAAAAACAAAAAAAAGGTAAAATAACACCAAAGAGATAAATAAATATATATTACAGTAATATATATATACTAACAATATCTTAAATCTTATAATAACATGACTCTCGAAGAATTACGAAAAGAGGAACATGAAGAAGACGAGAAAGAAGAATCTGAATCCGAGGAATCAGAGGAAGAATCTTCATCTGAATCAGAAGAAACAAATAAATCTTTTGACACAGCTTTACTCGAAACTTTATCTTCACTAACAGAGCACGTTAAGTCACTATCTGATAGACAAACTGTCATTGAGGATATACTTGAAAAGGCTATGGAAGAACCAACTGATTTGGCATTGGACGTTAAAGTCCACGACAAAGAAGATGTTGGAGACGATGTTACTGTTCCTGAACAACCTTATCCACAAGGCGAACAAGCAACCCTTGACGCTGATGGAAAAGATCAAAAACCAACTGATAAAAAGTTGGAAATTCAGGCAACAATCGGAAAAGCCCAAGAAATCCAAAAAGGACAAGTCTTTACAACTGAAACCCCAAGACCAAATGCAGCACTTGACGGTATCAACAAATCAGCATCATCTGGTGTTGAATTGAATATGGTACTCAAAGATGCAAGAGCAGAAGGTTATGAAGGTATTTCAAGAGTTGCAAAGAGAATTCTAGCAGGTGACTACGGTAATCCACAAGAAGGATTGATTTAAAATGAGCGAGTTCGGAATTAAAACAATAGACGAGCTAGAAGCACTCTATTATGGACACAATAGATCCCTACTCCAAAAAGCTGCAACCCCAATTCAAACATCAACTTCAGGCGTTTTCAACGCAGTATTTGGTGCTTATGCATGGGCACAGCTCAACTTGGAAGCAAATGCTTTCGGTATTCTCCCAAAAAACCCTTGGGATAAGTCAGGTTGGCGTTTAATTACTGCTAGACCTACACTCGACACCGACAACGGTAATACCGTTTTAGGTGGAACTGCCGAAGGTGGACAAATTGCTAACCCACAAATCCCTACTGTTGAAGAAGTAAATATCCTTCCAAAAACTTGTCAGATGCCATTTGCTGCATCAGAAGTTATGGAATGGTTAGCTACTCATTCAAAAGATGATATTTGGGGTGGACTAGGATCATTGAGACTCTATATGGCAGTTCAGCATAAAGAGAACATGAATAGAATGTTGCTAGCCGATGTTGAAGGAGAAGCAGCAAGTGCAGGTGCAGATTATGCAGGCACGCTTGACTTTGAGACATTGGACAGAATTGTATCTAGTGATGCAGAGGAAGATGCCCTTGGTGGTACTTACAATGATTACTATGATTGTTGGGATAAACTCGACAGAGATTCGTCCACTTCTTACGACTCAACTGTAGAATCAGCTTCAGGTACTATCGGTACTGACGGTGTTCTTACTGACGATACTCTAAGAACTTTCTTACGAAAGATTAGAATCGCAGCAGGTAAAGATCCAACTGTATTCCTAGGTTCTCACGAAGTCTATTCAGAGATACAAGGACTCTATATGCCTTCTGTCCGTATTCCAAATCCATACGGTGAAGCATTAGTTCAAGTAGATGTGAATGGTATTCAAACTTTCAAGGGAACAGGTGTAGGTATTCATGTCGATTCAATTTACGGAATTCCATTCATTCCAACAAAAGATGCACCCTCTGGTGGTGGCTCTGAAATTGGAAGACTCTTTGCATTAGATACTTCTGATGCAGAAGGATATGGTTATCCAAGACTCGGTGTGCAAATCTCTATTCCAACAGAATACTATGAAGCTAGCAGAAGAACACAAGGCTACCCATACGTCACAAGTGGCTTCCAAGAGAAGGGCTTGTACAGAACTATGGGTGAGACAGTTTGTCGTCACTTCAAATCACAAGGTAAGATCAGAGACATTAAACTCTAGTCAAACCAAAAACCATTCTTTTTTATTTTATTTTCCTTAGTGGTAACTAAAAAGATAAGCTAAATCAAAACTTAATTAACTTAGCTAAGCTAGGTTAATTAACTCTTATTTATATCTACATTCTTACCATATTTTTTACAAAACATATTTTGGCAATAATATAATGTACTTTTTGAAATATCAGATGTCACACTATATGTTGGCAAACAACAATCATCACATAACTTCATAGGTATTTTAAATTGTAACATATATACTATGTGTGAAATATCTATATAAAGATTTATATTACACCTCTGTCATATTATGACATGGGTTTTCCATATTGGGATATTGATGAAAGATTAGCGTTTGATGTTAGATACCAAAACCCCGACAGGAAGTTATCTAAAAAACAATGTTTAGAAATGATGCAGGAATATGGTGAACAACAATATGTATCACCAGAATATTTTAAGTTGGCTATTGCTCATTGTGTGTATAATGAAGAAAAAATGCTAATGGAGTGTTTAGAAAATGACCTTATAATTAACGATGTAGATATTATCCATATTCTTGATGGTGCATGGGAAGGAT